GCAAAAATCTCAATCTGATGTCTATGACGAAATTATCAAATATCTAAATGACAAAACAGGATCTCATTTTAAGCCTACTAGCAAATCAACTCAAAGACTCATAAATGGTCGTTTAAGTGAGAATTACTCAATAGATGACTTTAAGCATGTCATTGATGTAAAAAGCCTTGAATGGAAGAATGACTCCAAAATGTCCAAGTATTTAACTCCAGACACGTTGTTTAATGCTACTAAGTTTGAAAAGTACTTAAACCAAAAGATGCCTTCGAGTGCATCAACTCAACAACAAGACGAAAGGTTAGGGTTTTAATGCATCAGGATTATGAAGTAGGTTCAACTAGTGAACCAAAAATATGTAATAAGCACGGATCCAAGATGATCAATGCAAAAGTCATGATTAATGGATCCCAGCAATTACTTGACATTTGTCCAGAATGTGAAAAAGAATGGATCAATGAATTACAGGAACATTTAAAGCAAGAAGCAACTATCCAGTCCGTTCTAGCAAATACATACAAAGTATTTG